AAAAGTTTTAACATTAAAACAATATGGATATGCGTGATCTGGGCGATTGCTAAACCATCTTAATTCATAGTACATTTAATTCATCCTCAAATAACCAAGCTATGTCATCTCCTAATTCATAGTTAACACGAACAAAAACATTGTTATCATGAATTTGTACGATTGTACCTATTTGTCCGTCATGCAATCCTCTGTGTAACCTACTACTTTTAATCATAACTTTTTTATTTACTTCTAACATTTTTCTCTCCTTAAAAGTGGGGGCCGTAGCCCCCGTTGATTACCAAGGTTCGCCGTGGTCTTCTGCTAAATGCTCGTAGCGGTTCTCCCACCACTCTTCGGCTGCGCGGTCAGCGGCCATTTCCGATTGATACACGCTTTCAGCTTCATACCATTCTTCTAAACGCTCTTGGCGTTCTTCTACTGCTTTACGTATAGCTGCAAGCATATCTGAACGCGCTTTATGACGTAGCTCTATCTCTGCATTTACGTTGTCAGCTCGTAGCGTGCAAACATATGATTTTTCCATTGGAAAATCTGACATCATTCCGACATTGCGCTCTTCGCCGTGTCCGTCGGATAGCATGATGTCCCAAGCTGGGACACCTTTTGCTACTCTAACTGCTTTTAATTGAATACCTGACATTATCTTCTCTCCTATTAAGGTGTATAAAAAACAACCATTGAACCGTCTTCTGGCGATCCATTTAAGCCCCAATATAATTCGTCTAACGCATGATACGCTTGGCGTGTTTCTTCTGAAACATTATCCAAGCCACGACGATCAATCACTGACTGCAAGTGTTCGATTGCTTTACTAACCCGTGATTCTAAAGATTTACCTGACATTTTTTATCTCCTTTAAAACTCTATACTGTTAACTTAATGTTAACACCTATGAATATCAACCCCCTAAAAGCATTTATTTTAATTATTTTTAAAATATGTTAAAAAGGTAAAAAATGGAGTTTATCTATGGAAAATATGCGTCTGCCTATAGCCCTTGTGGGTGTATTAGCTATGCAGCTCGCCGGAGGCGTGTGGTGGGTGAGCCAACAGGCTGCAACTATAGAAACACTCACAGAAGACATTGAGGTACTCACAGCGGCTAACGACGCCTCTGAGAAGACTAATTTAATTCGAGATGTAGAGCAAAACAGCGAAAACATTGAAGAAATGATAGATGTACTTGTTGAATGGCAAGAAGAATTTGAAGAGGCCGACGAAGAATTATGGGATGAGGTAGACAATATGGTTAACTACTTCACTCAATTGGTTCAGTTGCAATCGAGAGTTAAAACGCTTGAGAATACATTAGAATACTTAACTAGAACTCCTAACTTTTCAGATGGTAGATGATAGAACCGGCATCAGCTATAGCATTAGCCACGGCTGCTTTTTCTGGCATCAAGCGTGCCGTAAGTGCCGGGAAGGAAATTAGTGAGCTAGGCAAAGACCTGTCATCGTTTGGTAAAGCTATTTCCGACTTAGATTATTTAGGCAACAAGGCCAAAGATCCACCGCTGTGGAAAAAGGTTAGCCCTAATTTTGACACCTCAGCCGTAGAGATATGGGCGGCACAAGAGAAGGCTAGATCCATGCGCTCCGAGCTCAAGGATTATATCAGTCTATATTATGGACCCTCGGCTTGGGAAAGTATTGTCGCCATTGAGGCAGAGCAAAGAAAGATGCAGAAAGAGGCTGTCTATAAGCGCCAAGAAAAGATCGACAACTTAATAAACTGGGTTGTAGGTATCGCTATTATCATGGTTGGATTTGTATTGTTTGGTGGCATAATATATATAATAGGCAAATCTAAGGGTCAGTGGTGATGGTATACGTTTTAATCTTTTTGCATTTTGTGAACACAGATAATCTTAGGCATTATCAAATAGGATCCTACGGCGATTTAGAAAGCTGTGAAATTGAAAAAGAAAAAGCTGGGATTATGGTGACGCATTCAAGTATGGCCCTGACGTGCCTCCCCGTAAATCCACAACAATAGAGGAGCGTAATGGCAAGTTTGCAGCTTACGATAAACACGGTAAACTGCTAATACTGAGCCACAGCTCAAAAGTAGTAAAAGGGTATGTAGATGGACAAGGAAGAAAGAGAAGCTTGGGACCTCAACGGAAACGGGGTCATAGATCCTGACGAGCGTGAATTACTCTTAGATAACAAAAAAAGAGAAATTGAAGACATGGATCACAAGCGCAACGCGCAGTTAAAGATGACATGGGTGGCTATCAGTGGCCTCATTTTCTATCCGCTTGGTATTGTTGCAGCGTCTATCGCCGGGTACGATACAGCCGCCGAATTAATCGCTGACATTGCAAATATATATATTGTCAGTGTCTCGGCTTTAGTTGGCGCGTACTTTGGTTTCACAAACATGGGAAATAAAAAATGATAGGTATACTTTCAAGCGTAGCAAATTTGGCTACGACATTTATTGATAGCAAGGCTAAGATAAAACAAGCTGAGGCAGAGACAAAGATGAAGCTGGCTACCGGTGAAATTAGCTGGGAGCAGGCAGCGATAGAGGCCAGCGCAGATAGCTGGAAAGACGAGGCGTGGACCCTATGCTTCATTGCCATAGTGCTAGGCAGCTTCGTGCCTTGGCTACAGCCTTACATGAAGCAGGGCTTTGAGAATTTGCAGGCTGCACCCCAGTGGTTTTCGTGGGCCATGTATGCCTCAATCGCCGCGAGCTTTGGAATACGTACAATGAAAGGACTTAAAAAATGAGTTTTAAATTAAGCAGACGCAGCCTAGACAAGCTGGAGGGTGTAGATGAGGATCTGCAAGCCGTCGTTAAAATGGCTATTACATTATCAAAAGTAGACTTTGGCGTCATTCAAGGCATGAGAACTCTCGAACAGCAAAAAGAGCTTGTAGCCTCCGGGGCCAGCCAAACGTTAAAATCTAAACACTTAGATGGTAAGGCTGTCGATCTTATGGCATACGTCAACGGACGCGCTTGCTGGGAGCTTAATGTGTATGATGACATAGCTGACGCTATGAAAGAAGCGGCCATACAGATAGGCGTTCCTATTTGTTGGGGAGCTGCATGGGGTACGCCTCAAGCTAAATATCCAATGGATATTCGTAAGTGGGAAGGCACAATGGAAGAGGCTATGAATGCATACATAGATCTCAGAAGATCTCAATCCAGACGACCCTTCATTGATGGCCCTCACTTCGAAAAGATAGACTAAGTAGGCCAGTACTGAGGTAGCTTATCTTTAAACTTTCTACGCATTCCATTTTTATAAAAGAAGCTTTGTTGTCCATTTAATAGAGTTTTATTAACCAGTTCATCACTGTAAATATGTTTTAATTTTACTTTACGGTCTGATAGCGGAACAAGATGAGCTATAGTTTCTTGAAATTTTATATCAATCGTGCGGTGAGTGTTCCTTGGATAATAAGCAAAAATGTTGCACTGACGATTGTGGTAAAAATCTAAAACTCCTGTTGGGATTTTAAAATCAATAAAATTAAATGGAGTGTTTGTTAAAACAAATGAAACTCGTTCTTTACATCTTATAAAGTAAGGCGGCCTTAATTTAATAATTTCAAAATTTTTCTTGTTGTTAAAACCTTTTGCTTGAGAGCTGTGATCATCAAACAAAATTTCTTGAGAACCTTTAAAATCTATACCTTCAGGCATAATATCTATTTTTAGATCGCACCACATTTTGAGGTCTATAGCTCTCTTATTCATTTCAATTAAGCCATAACATGACCCAATATTTATAGGCTCGTCTTTTTTATCAGACATATAGGGCTTTTTGTTTGCATGAGTGTTAGAAACAAGATGAATATCTTGATACATCTCAGGCATAATAACTTCTAATACTATAGGCTTTTTAAACATTTTTTCTCCACACTTCGAACTTTTAGGTTAAGTATCTGCCTCAGGCCGTATCTTTGGTCTAGGTATAGGTTTACTAATTTTATCTGATTTTTTACAAAGCATCGCTTCTGCATTTAATCGTATGTAAAGTGGTCCGTTATCTATCATTGCCTCTAAACATTTCTTTTCGCTTTCGTACCAAATCACGCTGTAAACATTCGTATTGGCGACAGTATAATAAATAAAAAGTCCAGTAATAAATTCCATTGTTTCAACTCCTCTTTCTGTTAGACAGAAGTTCGCGGCGGCGACGTTGTAATACTCCGGGTGTATTGTAACACATAATCGCCGCCGCACGAATTACCTAGGTAATCCGTATCTGTTTTTCACTTGTAATACTGCCTGCCTCGAACAACCTAGCACCTGACCACACTCTTTCGGTGTGAGGCCCTTTTGTAAAAGTAGATTAACTTTTTTGGCTTTTTCTGAAAGCTCTAATTTTATTTCAAGTTCCTCTATATCTTCTACCGGTTTATTTTTTGTAAAGTTCTCAGCCATAGCATTGCTTGGCTGGTAACAGTTTCTTTTTTCACGCTGGTCCTTACGCTCCTTGACGCGCAATCCTTCCCAAGCTTTACGGTATGCATTTTCATACATTTCTCTTGTTAAGTTACTTTTCACCAAGCTTCCTCCTCAACATATCAAGTAGTGTAAGCATTTCACCGCTATGATGCACGTTAGGGCTACCGCTACGTTTTTGATCATCTCTGACGATCTCAATTTTTCTCTGTAATCTTTTGAGAATTTTTTCTACATCTTCATTCATGATCATACTCCTGATGCTGCAATTGCCATTTCATATATTAACCATACCATAACCAGTAAGAATAATATTGCGCTATCTGATCTAGTCATTTTAGTTCTCCATTTTGTTACTATACCGTAGACATAAAGTTAACAAAAGATAAACGCAAGAAAAAAAATGCCCCACTCGAGGATGGGGCATAGTTTGGGAGAACAGTAAATGTATTAACTGCGGTGATTAATTGTTAGCACGAAGCAATTTGCATTACAACTTTAACTGATTTAAAATGTTTTAAAATATGGAGGGAACCATGCTTACTACTGAACAAAACGAACTAATCAAACAATTATCTCAAGCTCACAGAATACCTAACCCAATTGCTTTATTTAAGTTTTGCGAAGAGGCGGCTGAATTAATTGTAGAGCTTGATAAAAAACTAGACCAGTCCCAGGCAAAAAGACCAAAGAAATCAAAGACTTAGTCAGGTATTGTTAAAAGCCCACCAGTCGATCTAAGTAGCTGCTCTTGCATAATTTTAGTTATTGCATCCTGTGATCCCATAGGAAGTAGATCTTGCTGACTTCTGGCAATGTATCCCGGGATAAAATCTCTTACGGCTTGAGCAATACCACCAACATCTCGACGGCTACCAGCGGCCACTGTCGGCAGTGGTGCAAGCACTTCTGACGCTGCCCTTGATATTTCTGCTAAGTCTGTTCCTCTAAGTCTGGTAGTGGCTGTGACGCCTTCTCTATTCTTAATAGCGGTATCTAATGCATTTGGAGTAATTATGCCGCTGGCAGCGTCAGTACCTTTACCAGAGACTGCCTTCTCAGCCGTTAACAGGGCTCTATAATCGCTACGTGTTTTTTGCAACGTCGGTAAAAGTTTAGGGTTATACTTTAACACGTTACGCTCGATCATATCGTCAATAACTTCTAAAACATCGTTGGCTAAATCATAATTAACATCGTCGGCAGATCTAAGAGATGACTTCATTACTTTTCGTAAATTTTCTCTAGCTAATTTAAGTTGTGCATAAGAAATTGCATCTCCTGTTACAGCGCTATTAGAAAATTCGTCTATTATCTTTTTAGTTTTTCCAACTATATTTCCTATGGAAAGCATTTCATTTGCATCGTCAAATAATCTTAAAAGTTTTTCACCTTCAGTTATGTCAAAACCTTCTTTTACAGATGCCTCTGCATCATCAAAAACTTTACCAAGCTCTTTAGCTCTTTTTTCAATTACATTTGGAGTTGCAAGACCGTCCTCTATCCCAGCTCTCTGCAATACCATTTTTGTTAAGTCTGTTTTCTGGGTAAGTGTAGGCTCAACAACATCCTCTAATTTTTGCAAAGTTGCAGATCCTATTTGCTGTCCAGCGGAAATATTTCCCATTCCCATTTGTTTTAATAGATCTACGTTTGCGGCTCTCTGTGAGCCCTGCACATTGCCGTAAATTTGATCGGCGGGGCCAAGGGTCATTCTTCTACTGATTGACTGCGTGACGGGGGCGGTAACGGCTGGTGTTCCTAATGCCGCTGCAAATCTAGCTAAACTTTCATACTCAGGTGCATACTTTCTAGCAGTCTGTCCGGCAAGCTCACTAGATGCTCCCGGGATAAGACTTGAAACAATAGATCTAACTGGCCCACCGATTGGTAACGCCGCTGCGCCTCCAGCAAATTCCATTATTGTTCCAGCATATTCTCCGGGGACAGTTTGAGGTTCATACTCAGTGGCTCCTCCGGTAAGGTTTGAAATGCCCTGTCTGATGCTTGGCATATTTTCTTTATTTGGCAATAAACCGGCAGGGCCAAATAATCGAGCAAAATCTTTCATAACTTTTGAGTTATTTTTTAATTTTTCACCATCCATACCCAGAAGCTTCATAAGCTGTATAGCTCCATCAATACCAACTTCCTGTGCATAAGGTAATATATTAGCGACGAAGTCTAAGGCTGCTCCAGCTCCAGCTCCGGCCTTCGGTAGAGATTTAATAACGTCATCTATTTCAGATGGAGTTTGCGCTGCTTCTATACTAGCTTTTCTTGCTTTTAATTGTTCGTATTCTGCATCTAATATAGACGCTTCTTCTATAGCCTGATCTGATCCATCAGCTAATGCTGCTCTTATAGCTTTTTCGTATTGAGCTAATAATTCGTCTAAGTTTTCGTTTTCCATCTATTAGCCTTCGTTACCAGTTCTAGACCATTTTTTAAGAAGCCTATTTTTTTCACTTTCTCGATCTGCATATGCCGGATTTTTTCTTAAAGCTTCATTAAAAACTCTTTTTGTTTCTTCTAATGCGGCTCTTATATCTTCCTCGCTACCGCCTATAGAATTTCTAACTCTACTTTTTGCAGCGGTTGCAGCTTTACCCTCTATATCTGTAATTGGGCCGCCACCTTTTAATGCTTGGTAAGCATCAACAAAATTTAATCCTTCTAATTGTTTTAGCATACTCTCAATATTCTGATATTTCTTTGCCAACCCAAAAGGTTCAAAAATACTATTCATGAAATTTTTAACGCCAGCGACTTGAGATAAATCAGCGTCCAATAAGCTATCAACTAAATTTATTTGTGTTTGAGTATCTGTAACCGACTTTATATCCCCTTCGGCTTTATCTAATTGCTTATAAAGATTTTCAATTTGCATTTTTACAAATGGCTCCATAGATGGAGCAACAGCTAATATATTTGTTAAGTCTGCAATCGCAGCTCGTATTTGATCTGGATCTGTCATCGAGGCTACATTCGACATACCGCCCATCATGCTGCCAATCATTTGTCTTTGAGCTAGAGCATTTTGAGCTTTCCTTTGCTGATCAGCTAAATCCGTAAAGCTGCCAATCAATGATGCAACGGATGTGCCCTCTTTACCCTGCAAGGCACGCCCGGCGTCGGCTATCCCGGCATACGCCAGCATACGTTTCTGGTCTTTTGTATAGCTTTGACTAGCCGGTTTACTAGCTGCCGCTTGTTGCTGCTTCATTAAGTCTAGAAGTTGCTGCATCTGAGGGTTCATACCAGTGACACTAGGGCCATCAGGTGTGTTACCAGTCCCAGCTCCGCCAGTCCCAACCGGGGTAATTTCTGGGGTTATATTTCTTACCTCTAGTTCTGGATCTACTGTATTTACACCAAGGGATATCATCTCTTCCATCGTAGCAAGCTCACCGGGCATAGGTTTGTCATTTGGGCTTGGATAGAAGTTTAATGCTTCTAATTTTGCTATATCTTGTTCTGTAAGAGAATATTCCATTTTAAATCCTTATCACGTAAACCTAAGTGGGTTTGATGTTAGATTTTGCATTCCGCCAAAAGCTGCAAAAGGCCCAATGCCGCCCATACCAAGACCGCCAAGAGCTTGCAGACCCATTCCGAATGTACCCATAGGATCTCTAGTAGTTGCAGTCGTACTACCTATCCCGGCAGGGAATGCCTGACCACCTCCGCTCAATACTCCAAACTGAGTTAATGGGAATTGCATTTCAGCTAGATATTCATTGTATGCGGCGTCCAAGTCTGCTTGAGTTAAGGCTCTCTCAGTTTCTCCGGCTGACATTTGAGCTCCTAGTATATCCCTTTGAGCTTGTAGCCCCTGCAAGCCACTTCCAGCGAGTGCCCCTGCCGCTCTCATTGCAGATGCATCCTCAGCGGCTAAAGCTCTACTAGCTAAATCGTATGACCGGGCGTCTAAAGCAGCCTGACGCTCTCCTTCATAAACATCTCTCCTATCGCCAAAAGAATTTGCTTTAATCGCTTTAGCTTCAGCTCCGACGCCTTGTTGTGCAAATTGCCTATTAAGTAAAGGAGCCATGTCATTTTGTATTTGGTCTAATCTTGTTTGGCGCTCTTGTGGAGTTCTTGTAGCGACATCTCTATAAATTCCTGTCGCCTCACCTATTTCAGATGGAAGAGTTAATCCTCCATAACCGCTAATTGCAGCTTGCTGCATTGGAGTTAACCGGGCCACTCTATCCCCAGTAAATTTTTCAAATTCCATTTCAGCTACTTTATCAGCTCCCGGTCTGATAATTTCTTCAATGTAGCTTTCTTGTAACGGATCCATTTTTGACGTTGTGGTGGTGCTACTTTTACCCATTTTAAAACTCCATTTCAAAGTGACGATAGGTTTCTTTAAAACCGTTTGCTTTTGCAAACTTAGAAAAACCTATACGTCCATCTGCTTCTATTGCCGACAAATTACCATCTTTTGCAACTTTTTTCATAGCGTTTAATGCTGCATTCATCCAAATTTTCATATCGGCTCCGCCCATAAACTCAATAAAAAGTGTGTTTCTTTGAGGGTGCTTTACGACGCTTGTAGTAAAAGCAGCGATCAGCGTGTCCTTCGTATATACGCCCCAAATGAGGCTACGGCCTTCAAGCATATCAGCGACTACATCTTCCATAGACATATTTCGCCCATTTGCCTCTATCGATCTCTGTAGTAACGGTAAAACCTTTTCGACGGCTTGCTGTACGTTATCTACCAGAGGTAAGATTTTTATTGTGGCCTGCTTTGCTGGAAATTCTACAACATTATTCAATATTTATCCACCCCACGATTTACCATGTTGAAAGCGCCACCCGCTTCCAAATTGCAGTAGACCCATCATAATTACCAACACACACATAAATGTAGTTAGTATCCCAGCTAATCATCCCGGTAACATCTCCGGCAGATCCTGTGTTTGCCGGGGGCGTTGCGTGTTTCATAGCAATTTGTCTGAAGGCGTCATTATGACTGACTACCGGGTAACTATTAACATCATCCCATAGAAAAATTCCGTCAATTGATGGATTATCTTCAGAAGTCTTAAAAAATAGTTTACCTAAATTTCTAGTTAAAAAGAGATTAAGATCTCTACCCCATTGCCTCATATCGACACCGATAACTGGAGGTGTGACTGGCATTATCTACGTCCCCCTACTTTAGTTTCAAGTCTCATAGTGCCAACGCGCCAATTTGTAGCTTGATCACCCTCTACCCTCATCCTTAGCTGTCTACCAGTAAATCTAAGTGAAGTTGGGTTGCTTGGGTTGTATGGGCCGTGCGTTGTTTCCGTATCATTCGGGTAAAATCTAGTTTTAAATTTTAAATCAACATCGCCTTGTGTTTTTTCGTCTGGTATTACTTCAGTTACTTTTGCGACCTGATCTCCTTTACCAATAGAAATTGGTCCAGTCTCACAGAACACAGAGCCGCTATCGTAATTCAAACCCTGCTCATGGTTATAAAGAATTATTTGTCCAATAATACTAGCGCTCCCGCCCATACCTGAGTGGTTTTGACAATAATAATAGAGCGTTGCCGGAGCACTATCTGAAACAACTATTTGTGTATACGATCCGGTTGTACCCGGGGTCCCGACACTTGTCACTCCAGTGGTATATGCTGATCCGCCACCATGCGTCCCGTCTGAAGTTGTAGAAAATAGTAGCGGGTGTGATGCATTGCTGGCGTCGCTTTGGTCAAAAATATACGTGTTACCCTTTTTAAGAGTTATTGTTGGGGCTGACCCAGAGTAAGTAGATATATAATATTTATTTCCGCTATCATTTGCGACTGTTACATTATAGGTTGTAGTTTCCGCTGCACTTTCACCGCTTAAAATTGGAGTTCTAAAAACACCTCTAGGCACACCGCCGGTTCTCGATAAATTTCCTATTAGCCAATGGTTTTCTAATAAGTCGTATGCAACATATCTATCAATTTCTAAGCTATTTGCAGACGGATAAAACCACCAAACTTCACTAAATTCTGTGTTGCTAAATGCCCAGATCTTAGACTGCTGGTTTACGTTAATATCATCAAAAATATAATCATGAACTTCACAAGGAAGCTCTTGCACAGTGTTACCGTCAAACCTGAAAAAACCTTTTTGACCCATCCAAAATACGCCCATATCAGTGTCAACGGCACTCATTCTAGAAACTGCGCCTGAGCTAGTTGCAACCCTATCAAATTGATAAATATAGGGTGGGCCAGTATATCTAGCTGTGAATGCTGAGGTATCAGTTAAGATTAATGTCTGACCCCTTGTTTTAACGCCCTGCATAATTTGACCGGCTGTTTGAAGCTTATGAGAGCCAGCTTGATTAGTTGTTGCAGCGGTCCACAACGTGTTGTCTTCAAAGTCGCACCACCTCACAAGGCGAGGGTCACCGCCAGCACCAAGTAAAAATATAAAGCGCTCCTCGGTAACAACTAATCCTAAATTATTAGTTGGAGCATTAGCAACAGGAGCAGCGACGGCTGAAGACCCAAGCTGCCACTCGACTAGAGTTCCAGTGTCATAATGAACACCAACTAAATATTCTCCAAAGTTATCAAGCGACCACGACGTCGCCTCAGAATAATTTCCGGTTGAAGGTCTTTGTGTTCCAAAAAACCCAGTGCCGTAATAACCGCCACCAAAACCTAAATTAAGGCCAGCATCTTCGCGCCCCGCACTCATTGTAGCTGGTGTAATATCGTAAGTTGTTCCAGCTCCTGTCATGGCTGTTAGCTCATCATAACTTCCAGCGGCAAAGTAAGCCGTCCCTCCAAGACTTTCCCAAGCGTGAGCGCCTCTAATTGGGTTTGTGCAGAAACCATTTTTAAAAGGTTGCCACCCACCGATAGGCCGTAATGAACCGTCACGCCACCTAACAAGACTTCCATCGCGCCACCTATTACTAGCATCAAGATCAGTGCCGTTTCTATAAAACCCAGCTTTTAATTTAATTGGCATCAATGACATAGGCCGACATATCCTCATTCGTTACATCGTGAAAGTTTAATTCACCACTCTCATCAACAGTTATATATTTAGTAACATCTAACCATTTTGCATAAAATGATCTTAACAATTTTACTTTTTCAGCAACATCTGATCCGCTTACTTCTGTAAAATTATCACCATCATTAATTGAATAAACATTATAAATTTTTTCAGAATTTATATAGTTGTTTATTTGATTATCAGATAATAAATCGCCATATTCGTAAGCAATTATTTCTTTTCCATCAATAAAAAGTGTTTTGCTATTTTTAGCTGGTTTAACTACACACCAATCATTTGGGTTTTTATCTAAACGAGCTTTTAAAGCTGTAACTGAAGTTTCAACTTCTTCTAAAGTTTCATATTTTTTTGTTGCGTAAATATAATATCTCATCATGTAGATCCATATATTGTACCGCTATTACTTAATGTTCTTGAAGTCCCGGTTATAGCTGCTCCACCACTTGCGGCTGTTTGACTTACCCCGTTTCCTCCAGAAGCGCCCCATCCACCGCCGCCTCCGGCCCAGACGTGACCAGAAACACCAGCGGTTGGGTTATTACCAGTTCCGGCATTACCGGCCGACCCACCAGTACCCCATGAAAAGCTACTACTTGCAACGCCGCCAGAGCCGGGTAATATTCGGCCCCCGCCGCCGCCTGCGTTTTGCGTACCCCCGGATCCGCCGCCTGCTCCACCACCGTTATCTGATAGTAAAGCATTTGTTTGTCTATGGTAACTGCCGCTGCCCTCAGCATTTAAAACACCGCCTACACCGCTTAATGTGCCTGCATTTTCGCCAGAATGAGAGCTGATCCACCCTCTACCGCCAGTGCCTCCTCCAGCACCGCCGCCACCGCCTGCATTGCTATCTTGTGGATCTCCAACATCTTGGCGCTTGCCTCCTCCGCCACCTCCCCCGGCGATGTAAGCGCCGGAGCTATTTGTAATAGTTACGCCGCTTGATGTTACATTTATAGCAGGGCCTCCCGCTGTTGGTGAGCCAGTGTAGTAGCTACCTCCGTTGCCACCCTGCCCAATAATTTTACCATCATTTATAACTGTACATGGTATATCAATAGTTAA